TCCCATATTCATTGCTATAGGCATACCACCAGCAGAGTACATATTAACGGAATTATCTGGGTCTTGATTATAATTTTGACTAGGATTATTGCTATATTGTTGAGAGAACTCACTAGTTTGATTTGATGTGTAGTTATTAGGAATCATTGTAGGCTGAACAGATTGCGGTTGTTGCCCGTACTGTGGTTGTTGCCCATATTGATTTTGCTGAGGTTGCATATAAGGCATTTGTGGTTGCATGTAAGCCGGAGGAGTCAAACTTAATAAACCACCTTCGGCTGCATATACAGGATTAACAAACTCTTGACCGTAGGCTCTAGCGTTTTTAATAGCCATTGGGTCGTTAGGATTCCAAGATAAAGTTGATTTATTAGGAGAAGTATCACTAGACTCATCACCGTCTGAACCAATTAAAGATGCCGCACCGCCAATTAAGCCAGCAGCGCCACCTAATAGACCTAAGTTAGAGGCATTTAATACATTTCTACCACCACCGCCAGTAGTTTTTCCAGAGGTTCCTGATTTATTACCAGTAAAGCCAGAGAGCAATGAATTAGCCAAGGTGCCTAAATTAAAGTTACTACTACCATCTTTTGATTTACTATAATCTACGCCATTAGAGCCATCATAGCCTTCACCTTCTTTGGCTGAATACTCTTGCTTTTGACCGCCTTCAGCATTGTAAAGAGTGACAGAACCGTCCACATTAAATGTACGGGACGAGCCATCTGTTTCAATTACTGTAGTAGAACCGTCTGCATTATTAATGATTTGGTCTGGGAAGTCTCCCTCTGCCTCACTAACTAATTGGCTAGTTCCATACCCCACATCTGTTGCTGTTGGGAAATTAGTTTCAAAAGAACTAGAAGAAGTCTCTTTAAAGGCTTCTGAAGAAGGAATAAACTCTCCACTAGAAGTTATCCATGTTGGCCTACCGGAAGAATCTGTACCAAGTACCATTCCAAGTTCTTGAGCGCTACCTAGTTTATTACCGGCACGGTCAATAACATTACCATTAACATCTACCTTTTGAATATCTTCAGCATCTATGTTTTGAGCCTGTGTTGGAGCAGACATTGTCCTTAAGAACGTGTCTATATCCGACATATTGTTTTCTGCACTTTTAGAAACAATTTCTTGCCCTGTACTTGCGTCTACATTTGTAGTTGTATCAACAGTTTCTGTTTGACCGGCATCAGGATACAAAGATGAGATTAGGTTGTTTAAACTTTGTTCATCTACTGGCGCATCAGATGAGCCTGTAGATTTTAATAATTGTTGAACAGCCACTTCATTAGGAGTTAATTCAACATCACTACCCGGCATACCAGCAAGTATTGGACTATTATCACCACCTGATGGTAAATAATCTAATAATTCACCTTGAGTTGGCAATAAACTCTTTAATTCATTACCAGCATAATTTAATCCACCGCCTAAAATGTTCTGTGCTAACGCTTGTTCAGCAGCATTTTGAGCATCGCCACCTCTTAAAGAGGCAGTAGTTGCAGCGCCAGCGGTACTACCAATTAATCTATCGGCAATATTACTACCTGTATCTGCTTCACCACCAACAACACTACCAACCGTAGTTCCAACGCCTGATTGAAAACCTCTTTCTAAAGCATCGCTTACGTCTTGCCCTTGTAAAATACCAGCAGTAGTTTGTGTGGCTGCTGAACCAACACCCCTAGTTACATCCGTTGCAAGACTTTCTATACCAGTGGCTTCAGCCGCAGTAGCCAGTGCATCACCAACCCATGTACCTTGCATAGCACTAGAGAATTCACCACCAACCGCTGGTGCTACATAAGAAATAGCGGCACTGGTTAAGGCTTGGTCAATACTTCCACCGTTAGCAACTACCACGCCAGCATTTACTACCGGTAGTAAATATGGGGCGTATATTGCCGTACCTATCTTGGCAATTGTTCCTAATGGGTCATCTACTGCGCCTTGTACTATGGCTTCAGCAGTATCTCCTACAAAAGTAACAACATCAGATGCCGCCTCGACAACCGTTTCAGCAACGTCACCGACAAACTCGACAACGGGTTCAAATACGTCTGCTACGGCTTCGACTACAGCACTCATTCTCTTTCTCCTTGACGTTTAGGACCAAGAACTGTAGTGACACGATATTGTTTTGTTTCGCCTTTAGACTCTTGAACCGCATAACCCATTGTGGGTTTTCCGTCCTTATCTTTATTAATAAGGGTACGGTTCTTCTTCATATATGGAAATATTTTTAATAATGTTGGGTCTTCAAACTGGGTAACCATGACATCAAATCCCGTGGCGTACATAGCCTTAGCGTACTCAACGCCATTGTTTAAAAAGTTTTGTGCTGTATCAGCGTTTAAAGCACGGTACAAAGCAGTTCTATTCTTACCGCTATGCACAATAAATAATGTATTACCCTCACGCATGAGGATGGTGTCTTTTTGTTTAGATTCTGTAATTAAAGCAGCAAGTACTTGGTCAGGGCTATATTTCTTGGATTTTATTTGACGTGTAGCCTCTAAGAGAATTTCTTGCGGGTCTAACATCTTTTTTTTGCTATCCACTAACATTGAGTATCCCTAAAAATTGCAGCGGAATATACATTGCCCATCCCAGCCGCAAGACTTAAAATAACCCCACCTTTCTCTGAAGGTGCAGGTTTGCTTAAAAATACGTTATCTTCGTCTGTACGGTTGGCAATTTGTGGCACAAAACCGTTTTTAACATTATCCAACAATAATAGGGTTTCTAGCAAGCCACTTGCACCCATTGTATGCCCAATTCTCTGTTTAAACGATGTTGCCACAAAATCCTTTAAATTGCTAGTTAATGCTTGCTTTTCTGCTAAATTATTTGATTTAGTTACAGTTCCGTGTGTTTTAACTGTTCGTACTTGATAGGACTGTACTTGCGATACATAGAGCGCCCCTTCAATTGCTCTAGAAAATCCTTGTCCATCTTCTCGTTGACCAATTGCATTCGTGCTTTCTTCGCCAGCGGTGTACGCTCCTAACAGTTGTGCTTTAGGTTTAAATCCAGTTAATTTCATGCTTTCTTCGGTCTCAAAAACAGCAAATGCAGCGCCTTGACCAACATAAAATCCGTAGTTTGTTTCATCAAACGCACTAGGGATTACCCCAGTATCTTCTATTTTTTGTGTTAAACAGGCTCCGGACTCTCCAAAAAAATTTAATACAGATGTATTGATGGTATCTTCTACAGCCAAAACAATGACCCGTTTAAACCCGTACATCTTGATAAGAATCTGGACATCCATCATCACCTTTAAACTAGACGCACAGGCTGAGGCATCGGTAGTTACGTAGTCTGAGGCTCCGCATGAACTTGCCACTCGCCCAGCAAAGACCTGAGTTAACGCCAATGGTCTAAATTTATACGTGTAAGTGAAGCGATTTTTGTCCCATAACTTGGGTTCAATACCAGCAAAATGCGAATTACCGGATGCTAATATAAAAGCAGTCTTTATAGGGTTTTCCCTTAGAGTCTTTAATATTTCTCCGTCTAGTACTTTATCCGCTACCTTATGTGGCACGTATGCCATGCCGGTATCTTTTTTAGCGTAAGATTCAGGAAACCAATGCACCTTTTGGGGGTATGATATGTCATCAATTAGTTCTGTATTTTCCGTACACAGGGTTCTGCTTTCGGTTAAATATATCACCAATCAACCCCTTTAATGGCTTCTTCTGCCGTGCCTGATGGGTCTTTTGTCTTGTGTTCTTGGATAAAATCATAGCATTCTTGCACCGTTGTAAAGTGCATTTCTTTGGCTATTTCTTCTGGGATGCCGTAGATGTCAGCAAAATAGATGCCCATCATTAAGCCGTCCATACTATCTAAACCAGACTCCTGTAGTTTTTCATTCATATCAGTAATATCAACATAACCTTGGTGTGCTGGCCTAACCACCCTTGCTACCTTATTAAAAAGTTCTAAAAAGTCCATTTTTTCTCCTGTGTTTGTGTTGGTTCACAATTAACCTACTTTCCAATCAACCCCATCAGAGTACACCGGTACTTTGTTTGCTCCACCAGCGGCAACGGTTGTTCCAAATGTAGTGACAGAAGAATCCGTTACAAACGCTCTAGCCCCGGTTCCGGAAGTTGCTGCGCTAGGTAAATTTGCCACCGTAAAAACTAAATTAGTAGCAGTTTCATTAACCAATTCCACAGCCACAGCATTTAATTGATTAAAATATAATCTAAGAACGTTCGTAAGTTGATTAAAGTATAACTTACTATAATCATCTTTAGGAAGTGGTAAATTAGGTACTGCTGGCGTAACAATTTCTGTCACGTATTACCTCTTCTACCGTCAGGTCGAATATCAATACGAGGTGCACCTAGTTGCCATTGCTGACCAAGTTGATTACCCTGTATCTTAAACGCCATTTGTCTACCACGGACTCGAACATAGATAGTTCCGGTGTACTGTTCTACTTGTACTGTTGAAGTTCTTGTAACCGTACCATAAGAATCACCGCCTTGAGATAGTGGGTTATTGTAGCCAGAGCCAGAGTTCTGTAATGGATACATAGTCATGGTTACGGACGGGTTGTTAGTAGTAGAGCCACGGAAAGTTAAGTCAGGCAGAATTCTCCATACAAACCCAAAGTTATGTCCATCTTCAATATCAAACTCTGAAGATTGAATATACGAGTCAATTGCTACAGATGAAGTGCCTTCATTATTATCTACACCATACTCTTGGAAAACAACATTCTTGCTATAGGTGGCGGCTAATGGGTACGTTCTTAGACCTGAATCTAACCAGAATGACCTATCCATTGTGCCGTAAAACCAAATGTTTTCAAGGTAATTAAACACAACATATTTGTTTACAGTAGTAGAACCATTAGAACAATAGAACCACCAGACCTCGTTAAAGCCTTCACTGGTTCCAGAAAATACTTGATAGTTTTGGTCTAAATCAATATCACTAAAAATATATTGTCTTAAATCGCAAGATAAGGTAGCAACGCTACCATCGTATTTATAAAACTTATCTCTTCCCATCCAGTACAAAACACCGGAAGCCAAAGCAACTGCACTTGGCCCCATAATGGATATATTGTCACCAAGTAATTGAGAACCCCAAATGGCTGGTGGTCCAAGATATTGCAACGAGTAAACAGTTGAATCGGTAAATACTACAATCTCTTGCCGTACTTGCCATGCAGAATAAATCTCTGAGCCATGAGAAAGTCGTAAACTACCGGCCTGATTGGTGGCTGCTGGACTCCACATCGTAACTGACTCTTGGTCAGACCAACGAATTAACATGGGGTCTAATGCACTTGCTCCATAATCATTACAACCAAAGGCAAAACAAAAACGAGAGGCATCTGAAACACCAACGGATAAAACAATAGTTGGCACGTCTGATGCGCCATAAATAGTGGCTATATCTATCCCACGTACACCAACTCCATCTGTTGCTGTCCAGTAATACATTGCCCCATCTCTTGGAGCAAATATTAAATTTTCACCAAAGTTACTTTGTGACCACAGTCTTAATTGAAAGGGAGAGGCTACTCCAAATCCCCAAGTTCCAGCACCCCAACCACCAGAACCCCAACCAATTAAAGGAATCTGTACCTCTGGGCCAACTTGAATCTCAAACTGAGCGTAAGTGGTGCCTGTGTAAGAACCGGTAGCGGTTGCATTAGTAGATGCTTGAATTGTAAAATTATTAGCATCAACCCTAGTTACTTGATAATTACCAAAAATAGTAACGCCATTAAACGTTACAGTTGGCGATAAAGTAACAAAATCTCCTGTAATACAACCGTTAGATGTGGCAAGAACATTGACCGTTGTAGATGCATTAGTTGTTGTATACGCATTGGTTAATGCAACAATATAGTAATAGTACTTAAATGTAACGCTACCACCCACACCGCTTCCGGTAGAGGTTGCTGCCGTGGTAACGGTAATAGTGTATGAATTGGCGGTAACTCTAGTTACTGTATGTTTGGCGTTTAATTGGGCTGCTGGGATGCCATTTACCGCTGAAACAACGTTAGTAATGAGCACATAATCGCCCGTTTGAACGTTGGAACCGGTATCATTTACGGTCACAATTGGAGAAGCATTAACCGTATCAAATGGATTATTAACTATATCTGTCGCTGTAGAGTACCTAATTGGCGTAATATCATTGTAATTACCACCCACTTCTAGGTAGTATTTCAGGTTAGTTCCTACAGCAAGGATGTTTAAACCTGTCAATGTAATCCAATTCCACATAGCCCGACATATACCAAGGAATGTAGAGGTAGATATTTGTTGCCAACCGCCTATTTTTTCTGGAGTTCCTTGCCGAAAGCGAACCTTATCACACTCATACCAACCGCCTTCAGTTGTGTATCTAGTATTTTCTCGGTTGACTCCCGGTTTAAATATGATTTTTTTAAGCGGCATACAACCGTGTTCCCTGCTTATCAATAATTAACGCCTGTTTTCTAGGTGCGTTATGAATTGAGTTAGGAATACTAATGTGAGTCCATCTATCAAACTCACGAATAATCTGGTCATAGCCTAAGTCAGATGCAATGACCGTTTGAACAACCTCATTAGGGGTCATTCCAACTACCCGGATGTCGACAGCACAACCAACCCTGTGTTGACTAGAGTCACGAGAACCGCAAGCATCATTAACCAATTTACTACGGAAAGCACTATTAACAAAAATGGGTTTGCCCAATAGCGCTCTAACCAATTCAAGAAACTCTGCCAGACGTGTAAGATTAGCCAACTCAGCATCATTCGGAGTATTGTCAAATTCACGATGGTCTGTGTGCGTAAGTTCTTCAAGGCTGAAATGTTCACTTAGTTGCATTTTTCTTCATGTCCATAATTTTTTCAAGTGTCCGACCACCAAAATAGAAGGACATAATAAGCATCCCCCACTGTCCAAGCAACTCTACATAGTTGTTGTTTACCTCAATATCCCATGCGCTCATCATAGCAAAGGTAGTGTAAGTCATTAGGATAAATACCAGCGTCATTGGACGAATGTTCTTAGATAGCCAAGAGTCTGACATCATATCGGCTTGTTGTCGCTTGGTGAGTTCTTGAGCCTCTATATTATCAGCGTTTAATTCGGCTAATTTACCTTCTTGTTGCATTTGTAAAAGTTCTTGCTGGGCTTTTGCTTTAGCCTCTGGGTCAGGTATAAACTTATCCAAGACCTTCATACCAACATCAAAAAGTGCTGTTAATGGAAACATTATTTATCCTTTTTAAAATGCAACATAGCCAAGTCAAAAATAATAATTGATGCGCCAATATCCTTGGTTATCCATAGCGGAAACAAAGTATCTACTGGGTACGCACCAAACTCAAAGTAATGTAGTGAACGCATAACCTGTACCATTAGCCCAGTTGTCATTACAAAGATACCAATTTTTGACAACATACGCATATCCGTAAAGAAGCCAGCAAAGGCTAAGAACGCTACTACAAATACTGCAATCAGTTCAATTACTAGAATAGACATAAGCCAATGAGTTAGTGTCATTTCTTTGCTCTTTTATGTTTAATCTCGTCTGCCACTTCACTTATATCCATATGCTCACGTTTGACCATATAGTTGGATACCCAGTTAATTACAGCAATACTACATAACCCTAACACCCATGCCAAGCCAATTAACACGTCTAACTTATCAGAACCAATGCCTAGTTTTTCAGCCGCTAGTCCTGTGAAAGCAAAGCCAGCCATTGCACTAATACCGCCAGCAATAAATACGCTTGCAACTTTACCTTTTTCCTGTAACTTCTCAGGTGTCCAGAACATTGCCAAACTTAGACCGCCAAATAAACCGCCTAGTGCTGGTGCTAGTTTTTCAACGAGGAATCCTTCTGGAATCATTCTTTGTCCTTTGAGGGGGTTGCCCCCCTACCCTTACTGCACTGTCTCTTCAGATGCTTGTTCTACTGGAGCCTCTAAAGATTGTTTTAACATATTAACAAATGCTTGTTTACCCACATTGAGTTGGTCGAGATTGAACTGTGATGATGCCATTTTCCGACTTAAATCATCAATGTGATTAACCATCATTTGCTGCTCGTTGGTCATATCGTCTATCAAATACTCTACTTCATCAATAACTATGGCGGGCTTTTTAGTGTTTTCGCTCATGCTATTCTCCTAGGTTGTACTACGGTTTAAAAATCTATGCGCTCCAAGGTAGCGGTGTATTTGCAGGGCTGACAGGTGGTGTAATTAGGCTATCAATCTGCCCTTGTACACAAGACTGTGCGCTGTCTATTTGGTTCTCAGGAATCCAACTAATCACTAACGCCTCAGTTAAATTTGCATAAGGCACAAATGTAGTCTGGTCTGTAGAGTCAAACTGTGTGTTGCCTTGAATAGATGCAGTATAAGTGCCGTCTACTCCTGTTACTTCCCATAGTGCGTTAATCACATAGTTTGGGTCAGGCTGTTGGACTGTGTACATTGCCGTGATGCGAGTGGTAAAGACTGTTGCCATTTAATTCTCCTTAAGGGTGGGTTGCTTTGTATGCGTCAAATTCTGCTTTTAACTCTTTTATTGCGTTAATCATGTACCAAGTTAAATTGTCTGTGTTTAAAGACATTACTCCAGTTGATTCAGTCTTGACGCAATCAGGCAGTACCTGTTGAATTTCTTGGGCAATAACTCCAAGTTGGATACCTACTTTTTGAATAGCATCTGTAGGTTTAAGTTCTGCTCCAACGTCTTCAGGTAGACGATACTCAAAATTACGCACTTGAATGGCTGTAATTTTATCTAGACCTATATTGTTGTCTACAATATTTTTCTTTAAACGCTGGTCAGAAATAACTGTCCATGTAGCGGTGTTATTGCCCTGATACATAGGACCTGTGTTGGGATTAATAAAACCTGTGCTAACGCCTTTACCAGTAGTTCCAGAAGCAGATTGACCAATAACTATTTCAAAACTATCGGAACCTGCATTATTAGATGTGAAATATCCTATATGAATATTTTGGTCACCTGTTGTAACAGGAGTAGTACCATTACCAGCCTTTCTACCAAGGTATATATTATAACTTCCAGTACTAGCACCACTACCTGCCTCGCTACCTAAAAAAACATTTTGTGAACCGCTACTTGTGGTAGAACCTGCTAGATGCCCTACTGCTGTGTTATATGAAGAGGTGTTTGAGTAAAGAGACTGCTGACCTATGGCTGTATTAAATGTGCCTGTAGAGTTTGCATAAATCGCTTGATAACCTACCGCTGTGTTGTCTGATGCAGTAGTGTTTGTGTAAAGTGCTTGATAACCTATTGCTATACTGTATTGCCCCGTGGTGTTTTGAAACAATGCCCTATGTCCTGATGCCGTATTACGTCCACCAGTGGTATTAGCATAAAGTGCGGAATAGCCAGAGGCGGTATTTTCGCTACCTGAAGTATTGTAATAAAGCGCATAAGTACCAAGTGCTATATTTTCAAGACCTGTGGTATTAGAAAACAATGAACTTTTACCAATAGCGGTATTTCTTGGACCTGTAGTAGTTGAATATGCTGCGTGATGCCCAATAGCAGTGTTATCATCGGCTGTAGTCATTGTAAGCGCTGCTTGATAACCTACGGCTGTGTTGTTAGATGCGGTGGTGTTTGCGGGTAATGCTTGCATCCCCAAGGCGGTGTTGTAAGAACCTGTGGTATTAAACCTCAGTGCAGCACTACCTACTGCGGTGTTGTACGAACCTGTAGTGTTTGATTGCATTGCAGAGTATGTGCCTGTATCTAATCCACCAATAGCCGTGTTGTACGAACCTGTAGTGTTTGAAAAGAGTGCGGCATGACCAAAAGCGGCATTAGAAGTTCCACTAGTTTGGTTGTATAAACTTTGAACACCAACACCAGTATTGTAGTTACCTGTCATTCCACCGACATTACCGTACATACAACGATAACCTACAGCCGTTGTAGATGTTGCTGTTGTAACACCATTACCTGCTTGATAACCAAGTGCTGTGTTGTTATCTGCTGTACTTTGAACCAATGCCTGATAGCCTACTGCCGCCAAATTTGTACCTGTAGTATTGTCACGCAATGCTTGGTATCCTACTGCTGTATTAGACGAACCAGTAGTATTAAAGAAGAGTGCTGAAAAGCCAACTGCGGTGTTATTAGAGGCGGTGGTGTTTGTATATAGTGCATTATGACCTAGTGCCGTATTATAACTGCCTGATGTATTTAAAAGAGCAGTTTGAAATCCCAACGCTACGTTAAAGTTACCGTTATTGGTATAAAGAGAGCCTTGCCCAATAGCAGTATTTTGAGTACCTGTTGTATTGGTATAGGCTGCCGCATTACCAAAAGCCGTGTTATTTGATGTTAAATTTGAGTAAAGTGCTTGGTAACCTGCCGCTGTGCTGTCAGAAGCGGTAATGTTTTTTGCTAATGCGCCATTACCTACTGCTACATTTCGAGCGCCTGTAGTGTTACGATATAGAGAAGGAAAACCTGTAGTATCTTCTGAGCCAATTGCTACGTTATAGCCTCCAGTAGTGTTACCGCCTAGTGCTGATGCGCCAACCGCCACATTCTGCGTCCCTGTTGAATTGGTAGACATTGCGCTAGGACCTATTGCAACAAGTCCTACACCTGTAGTATTTAGTATAGCGGCTTGATAACCTACTCCCACATTACTAGAAGAGGTAGTGCCGTTAAGTGCTTGATAACCTACAGCCGTGTTGAAAGAGGCGGTAGTGCTTGACCTTAATGCGGCTGTTCCTATGGCAGTATTAAAATTTCCTGTGGTGTTTGCATACAGTGGGCCTAGTTGTCCTGTTTGAGCATCGTTACTACCAACTGCTACATTAGACTGCCCTGTAGTATTTGAATATGCAGCGGTTGCACCAATAGCAAGTAGACCTGAACCAGTTATGTTGGAGTATCCTGCTTGATAACCTACGGCTGTGTTACTAGAGGCGGTGGTGTTTGATAGTAGTGCTTGTGCGCCAACTGCGGTATTTTGTGCGCCAGTAGTACTATTAACTAACGCTTGAAAACCAGTAGCAGTATTATAAGACGCTGTAGTACTAGTAGAAAGAGCCTGAACACCTACCGCTAAGTTAAATGCGCCAGTTGTATTTGAGGTTAACGTATTTATACCTATGGCGGTATTGTTAGATGCAGTCGTATTGGCTTGAAGTGCCGATTGACCAATGGCTGTATTATTAGTGCCAGTAGTGTTTAAATTTAATGCAAGATTACCAATTCCTGTATTGGCTGTACCTGTAGTATTACTATAAAGTGCGGTATACCCTACTGCTGTATTTCCAGAGGCGGTGGTGTTTGAAAATAAAGCAGTATGTCCAGTAGCAGTATTATTAGAACCAGTAGTGTTAGAGAATAGTGCGTTCTGACCCGTGGCTACATTGTACCCACCAGTAGTATTGGCATAGAGTATGTTTACACCAACGGCTACGTTACTAACGCCAGAAGTGTTTGAAAATAGAGAATTTTGACCAACAGCAGTATTAAGACTACCACTTGTATTAGCCGCTAAAGCACTTGCACCAACAGCCGTATTTGAACTTACAGCACCTAAACCACGACCAACAGTAAGACCATAAACAGTTAAGTCAGTACCAGAGTATAAAAGGTTGGCTGAGTCTGTTAGTAGACCTGCGGTTGTAGAGTAAACTACTCGTCCAGATGTTAGTCCTGAGTCTGTAATAGAAGCAAAAACAGCAGCAGGGAAATAGTTGTCATTCTGTACCACATTGGTACCATCAACATAAACAGCACACTTAGAGCCATTAGGAATAGTGATACCTGTTCCTGCGGATGTTTTTACAACAATAGAAAACCCACCTGTTGTGTTGTTTTCTACAATATAGTTCTTATTTAATGTAGGTACAATTAAGTTTCTTGAAGCAGCATTGGTACCAGTACAGTTTAAGTAGACATTGCGATAATCTTGGCTGGCTACAGTATTAGTAGCAGTTAATGTAACGTCTGCGTTACTAAATGAAACAGTTACACGACCCACAATAGACTGTTCAAACACGTTAGAGAAGTTTGAATTAGTGGTTGTTCCCCAAACGCCAGACTGGTCGCCCGTTGCAATTAATTCTATTTTTAAATTTGATGAATATGTGCTCATAGTATTCCTATACCATTGTTATTTCTGTCCAATTTGGTAATTCCCCGTTGTTAATCTGCGCCCAATTAGCCGTTTGATTATTATTAATCTCTTGCCAATAATAATATCCCAAATTACCTGCTTTTCCTACCGCATTAACACCTGTTAACGCTACCGTTATTCCACCGTTTATTGTTCCTACTGCACCCGCTCCAGCAACTCCGGTTATTGTCTGCCCTGAAAATATAATACCAACTAAACCTGATGCACTAACTCCAGTTAATGGTACTGTTATTCCACCGTTTGTTACTGTACCTATTAAACCACTTGCATTTACACCGGCTAAAACTACACTAATAGTCTCTGTTATTGTTTCTATAACACCACTTGCAAGCACTCCAGTTAGTGGGGCTTCTTTTCCAACTCCTACAGAACCAACGTCACCACTTGCAGAAACACCGGTTATAGGTACAGACTTACCACCAGTTACCGTTCCAACTGCTCCAGAACCTAGAACGCCTGTAATTGCTATTTCTTTACCGTGCTCTACCGTTCCAGTTAAGCCGCTTGCATTTACACCTGTTAGCGGTATGCTTATTCCTAGTTCTACCGTTCCTACAAATCCACTAGCAAATGTACCATCTTCATTCTCATCTACACTTGCTACTACCGTTCCTATTGCACCACTAGCGTCAACACCGGTTAGCGCTATGGTAATGGATGGTACTTCATCGCCTAATAAACCAGTACCTACTACGCCAGTTAACTCAAGCGTTCCACCCCACCCGTTATCGCCCCACGCATTATCACCCCAGCCCAGAGCCATACATTACCTTAAGTTGTAGATAAGCGTACTAAAGCGGTTGTTGTCGTGTTTGATGGCATTGTTAAAGTAAAGTTACCAGCAGTAATTGTCTGCGAACCAAAGGTATA